GTAAAACCAACCAGGGTAATATATCCTCCCGAATCGGGAGTGCCGTTATTCGGCAAGAACCTAAAATTTTTAAATTTTCAGGAACACTTGATGGGATTTTGGTCCTATCAAGAAAGTCAATAAAGCCCGTGTTCGATTCCGCCGAACAAATTCGAAAAGAATTTGAACGGTTGAAGCGGCAGATCGCTTTATCTACTTTGAAAAATACAGCTATTGAAGAAGTTTTCCATCGAGGTTTGGAGGAAGGCGTCGACTTTAAAGTCGGTACTACCCCCTTCTCTCAGGACGACCTCAGAGCTGTATTCAATAATCACAAACAGCGCGTTGCTCAGTTCGAACACGAACTGAAAATGCTGACTGCGAAGATTTCTCAAGAGGAGCAGAAATTATATACTCTATGTCCCGAAGTATTGGATCAAGGTGAAATTTGTAAAGATCACAAAGATCTTGCAATACAACAGGAAATGGAGGTAGCTTCTCTCAGAAAGACGAAAATTGCGACACAGGCCAATTTGGAAAGTGATAAAGCAAAAGAAAGAGTTGCCCTTAGCTGGCTAGGCTATGCTAAGGAAGGCTATACTTTTGTTTATCCGAATCCGAAACCTAAGTTGTTACCATTTTCGATTAAAGTCCGAAAAGGATTCAATGAAAAGTTGCTCTTTGAGCTCGTTAAATTCTACACTGGCATGGGTATTTATCATGCTGAGTTTGTAGACTTGAATCAATATATCGGCGAAGACGGAAATCTTAAGAAAGTTAGTATAGATAAGGAGAAAGTAAATGCTGCCGAAGCAGCGGTTATTTATCTCCAGTCTTTACGAAACCTTAAGAACCGTCCCGTTGTCAAACACTTACCGGTTTCTTTAATTCCGGATATAAAATTTACTAAAGAGCAGGAAACTGCCCTTGGCAAATTTTGTACCGAATGCGAAGAGTGGCAAGCTGATTGTGTATGTCGTGTTCCTACGAATTGGATTGATGTTTTTGTCAAATCTAAAAGTGAGAAACCCCATACATTATCAATTACGATTCCTCCGACT